CTACTCATTGGGTTTCGCTCCCGACATGTATCCCTTGATAATGCGAGCGATCTTCACGCCTTCCTCGGTCAGGCGAACGAGTTTTCGACGCTGGTCATTCTCGTCTGTCTCCAGTCGAATCCAGCCCAACCCATCGGGGTCACGCTTCGTCGGCTCCATGAGCAGTTGATAGGACCGACCGATGGACTGGCCGAAGATCGGTTCGCCCTTCTCGTCGTCGCCCGCCAGTTCCTTGAGGTCTGACACGATGATCTCGCGCCCGTTCGACAGGGCCTCTAGGACAAGGGTGAAGGCGTAGATTTGGCGCATGGAAGTTCGCTGCGGCACCTTCTGTGCGAACATCTGGAACATCCACGATGCAGCGCTGAACTGGTTCACGCCGCTTTTCAGCATGTCATCAGCCGCGCCGGGAACGACGAGGGTTTCGGCTTGGATATCTTCAGCGGTTTTGCGGCGGCGGGCCATGGGATTCAGTCCTTCGACGGGTCTGCCAAAAGATTGCTCTGAATCACCCATTTCCTCAACGGAAAAGAGAGTTAGAATTTCAGCCTCCTGTGAATGTGGCGAGGCCCTAGATGCCACAGCCATTATATGCGGTCAACGCAAACTTGGCGCCTTGCCGTGTTTCGCATTCTGGCCGGTCATAAGCTCCTGCTGGCGAGCCTAAATATGGTGTGATCGAAGAACCCTTCCGCGAGAAACTGGCGCGTCAAATCGCGCTGGAAGATGAGAGCCGTGCGCTCGGCGCCAGCCGATATCGCGCACGTCGGCCGCTGCCTTGGCGCAACGAGCCGTCCAGCACCGATGAGGAAGGCGATCTGCCGCCGGGACGTCAGCTTCTAAGTCTCGCGATCCACCCCACCGCCGATGCGATCCGGTCGTTCTGCGACATCGTGAACCACGGTGGCGGCGCGCGCACGCCTGAAGCCGCGCTGGTGCTGTCCAGCGTGGGCGCCGAAGAGGCCGCCTACCTGACCGGCCGCGTGATCCTGTCCGCCGCCGCCCAAGGAAAGAAGCTGACGGCCACAGCCATCGCCGTCGCCGACGCCATCATCGAACACGCGCAGATGGAGCGACTTCGCTGCGCCCGCTCCGATGTCTTCAAGGGCGTTCTTCGCGCACAGGCACATGGCGTCCGTAGCGCCAAAATGAAGCGCAAGATTCAAAACGTCATGCACGAGCATGGCGTCGATCAGACCCACCCGTTGGCCATGCGTATCCGCACGGGCGTCAAAGCCATCGAACTGTTCTGCGATTCGACCGGCCTGTTCGCCATCGAGAGCCAAGGCCAGCGCACCAAGTATGTCCGCCCGACCGAGGCGGTTCACAAATGGTTGGAGCAACAACACGCCCGCTGCGAACTGCTGGAACCGATCAGCCTCCCTATGATCGTCCGTCCGCGCCGATGGTCCACGCCTTTCAAGGGCGGATACATCACAAAGCAGCCGGGCAACCGCCTCGTGAAACAGGCCAACGCCGCCTACCACGAGCAGCTTCGCGACCAGATGATGCCCGGCGTCTACGACGCCGTGAACGCGGTTCAGGAGACGGCGTGGAAGATCAATGCCCCGATCCTCGCGATCATGCGGGAAATTTGGGACGGCAACGGTGAGCTTGGCGATCTGCCCGCGCGCAATCCCATGCCGATCCCAACGCGCCCGGCCGACTACGACGAGAACGAAGAGGCCGCGAATCGCTGGAAGCGCGAAGCTTCAGACATTCATGATCTCAACGCAAAGAATGTCAGCCGCCGTCTGGCGCTGTCGCAGCGCCTGTGGGTGGCGACCAAGTTCGCCGACGAAGAGGAAATCTACTTCCCCCACAGCCTCGACTTCCGAGGTCGTATCTATCCGCTGGCGACGGGCGGACCCCACCCGCAGGGTGATGATGTTGCCAAGGGTCTCCTGACCTTCGCCCACGGACACCCGATCACAGAAGACGGCGCCCGCTGGCTCGCCATCCACATCGCGGGCCTCTTCGGCATCGACAAGGTTCCGTTCGACGAGCGCGTTCAGTGGGTCAGAGATCATCAGAGCGCCATCCTCGACAGCGCCGCCGACCCTCTCGACGGCCAACGGTTCTGGGCCACGGCGGACAGTCCCTTCATGGCGTTGGCCGCCTGTCTCGAATGGGCGGGCTACGTCAGCGAAGGCCTCGGCTACATCAGCCATCTGCCCGTCAGCCTCGACGGGTCGAACTCTGGCTTGCAGCACTTCAGCGCCATGCTCCGCGATCCTATCGGGGCCAAGGCGGTGAACCTTGAACCGGGCGACCGGCCGCAGGACATCTACAGCGACGTGGCGCGTCTGGTTCAGGCCAGCGTCAACGAGAGCTACGACCCCGCCGCCACTGCGTGGAAGGGCAACAAGGTCACGCGCAAGATCACCAAGCGCCCGGTCATGACCTTCACCTACTCGGCCACGAAATACGGCTACTGCGACCAAATCCTACAGACGGTTCGCGAGATCGACGGCGCCGGTCAGCCCTACCTAGACGCCGACAACTATCTCGCCGCTCGCTACATGGCGGCCGAAATCTGGGACGGGGTTCAGGGCACGGTCGTCGCCGCCGCCGAAGCTATGGCGTGGCTGCGATCCGTTGCGTCGATCATGACGAAGGCCGGTGTCCCGATCCGCTGGACAGCGCCCACCGGACTGCCCGTTCTTCAGACCTACGCCAGCCGCAAGAGCGGCCGGGTTGTCGTGACCTACAAGGGTCAGCGCATCCGCCTCGAAACGAGGATCGAGCAACGCAAGCTGGACTCGAAACGTCAGGCGAACGGCATCAGCCCAAACCTGATTCACAGCATGGACGCCTCGCACCTCATGGGCGTGGCGAACCGCTGCTACGACCACGACATCCGCTCGCTGGCCGTGGTGCATGACAGCTTCGGGGTTCACGCCGCCCGCGTATCGGAGCTTCAATCCATCCTGCGCGACACCTTCGCCGACCTCTACGCGACGAACTGGCTTGAGGTGTTCCGAGAAGAGTTCGCCTCTCAGCTTCCGCCGGAGATCGCGGCGACGCTGCCGCCTAGCCCGGCCCTTGGCGACTTCGACATCGAGAGCGTCCGACGCTCTGGCTACCTCTTCAGTTAGCCGACAGCCCCCTATTGAACACCTGCACCCATCCCATGAACCCTTTGCCCTCCGTAGGTGATCGCGTCCGCACGGACTCGACGGTCGCCATCCTCCGCGAGCCAGCCTTTGAACTGCTCTCGCGTATTCAAGACGCCAACCCGTCCGATCAAGTCCGCGCCCTGTTTCTGGTCGCCGCCGTTATCTCGGACGCCATCGGCATCGACGGTCACGACGCGCTTAACAGCGCCAAACGAATGCTCACGACGGCGGAAGGCCCGCACACCATCCACGTCCAAGCAATCCGTGACTATGCCGATGGCGAGTTGCGCCGCGCTGGGTGAAGCCTGAAGTAGATGTCTTCGTCGCGCTGGCCCGACTAATGCAGTCGGACGCCGCGCACTTCCTGATGCCTTTGGACATCGGCGACGAAGCGTCGGCTTGGCTCATAGCACAGGCCATCCAGCACGACGCGAATGACCTCTACATCATGGGGCTGACGCCGACCGGCGGAACCCTGATCTCGATTGCTAATCCGCTAGGCGCCTTGGCTTTCAGGATGTGGGGTGACGAGACGGTGATTGGGCCAATCTCTTTTCGAGCCGTCTCGCATCATTGTAAGCCTTGATCGTCACTGCACGACAGGCGTCTCCGCAGTAGCGCCGGTTCGACACGGCGACGAACTCACCGCCGCAGATTTTGCACGTCCTCATGAGCGCATCCTTGGGCTTGATCCCGAGGCGGTTGTCGCTCGCGGTCAGCAGTTCTTCGATCCTCTCGGCCCATCGGCCCTCAACTTTCAGCATCCCATATTTAACCCGGATGCCCCTCCCAAAACCATTTTCACGAAGGGCCTCACGCCATGAATTTCGTCCGTGACCTCATCCTCCCGCGTCTCAAAGAGCGCTCGACCTATGTCGGCATCGTCGGTCTCCTGACCGCTTTCGGCATCGCCATCGACCCGGCCTACGTCGATGTCGCTCTGGCCCTCGGCGCCGGTATTGGCGGCGTCATCGCCATCGTCTGGAAAGACAAGCCCGCCGCGTGAGCCGTCATCAGCCCAGCGCCCATGGCGCCCGCGACACCTTCCCCACGAACATCCCCGACCTCATCAGGTTGCTCAACACTCTGTGCCCCGAGCCGATGCCGCGCCCCGGCCAGACGATTGAGGAAGTGATGTTCGCCGCCGGTCGCCGCGATTTCGCCCGCCAACTCAAAACGCAGTTCGAACGATCTCTTGAGAGGGCGAACACCCTCTAACGGAGACCGCTCATGTGTTCCCTTTTCAAGAAGCCGAAGGTGGTTTCCGCGCCCGTTGCGGCCGACGCACCGATCCTTCGCAATCCCTACCTCGACGGTCTTGATGCCGTGGTCCGCGCCCGTCAGGGCGGTGTCCGGTCGCTGACCATCCGCAGGGCCACGGGCACACCCGCCACGCCGGGCGATCCGGCTGTCCCGCCGGTCCCGACGCTTCCGACCACGCCTGTCACTGGCGGCTCCGGCGGCGGTTCAGGCTCCGGCCTCTCCGACCTGACCACCATGCGTCCGACGCTGGCGATCACGAACAGAACCCTCTCTTCGAAAGTCTAACCCTACCGCATGAAGACCGCAGCAGCGCGTTTCAGCGCGCTGTCGGTCGCCCGCACCTCCGTTTTGGAGAAGGCGCGTCAAGCATCGCGGCTGACCATCCCCGGCCTGATCCCAGAGACCGGCCAGAATGAACATTACAGCCCGACCCAACCCTATCAGTCGGCGGGCGCACACGGTCTCCGCAGCCTGTCGGCGCGGTTGCTATCGACCCTGTTTCCGACATCGGTTCAGTTCTTCCGTCTGGAACTCGACGCCTTCGCGGCGGCGCAGCTTGAGGCCGACAAGAACGGCGTAGACACCAAGCTTTCGCAGGTTGCTGAAACGACCGCCGCGATGATGGACGACCTTCGGGTTCGTCCCGCGCTGGCCGAGGTCATCAAGCAGCTTATCGCCGCTGGCAATGTCGTCGCCTACCTGCCGCAGGATCGCGCACCGCGCGTCTATCGCCTCGACCAGTTCGTCTTGAAGCGCGACAACTACGGCGCCTTCACCGACATCGTAATCCAAGAGAAGGTCTGGCCTTCCACACTTCCCGAGGACGTTCGCACCGCCCTTGGGGTCAAGATCGACCCGGACAAAGCCGAACAGCAGATCGACGTTTACACCGTCGTCGAGCAGCGCGACGGCAAGGTCACGCACTGGCAGGAAATCGAGGGCAAGATTGTCCCGAACTCCAAGTCAGTGGCGATCCCGGTCGATCAGGCCGGATGGCTGGCTCCGCGCTGGACCGTCGTTCCCGGCTCCGATTATGGCCGCAGCCACATCACCGAATATCTCGGCGACCTCCTGTCGATGGAGGATCACTACAAGGCCATCACGCAGTTCGCGGCCATCGCTTCGCGCGTCGTCACGGTCGTCAATCCGAACTCGTCGGTCGATGTCGCTGAACTCGCGGCGGCTGAATCCGGCGACTACCTCTATGGCGAAGCCGAAGCGATCCAGACGCTGGGCCTCAACAAGTCGCAGGACTTTGCCGTCATCAAGGACGTGACCGCGACCATTGAGGCGCGGATCAAAGAAGCCTTCCTCGTCGCCAACTATCGTGACGCCGAGCGCGTCACGGCCGAGGAAATCCGCAGTCAGTCCGAAGAACTGGAAAACGGTTTGGGCGGCACCTTCTCGGTGCTGGCCTCCGAGCTTCAGCAGCCGATTGCAGCCCGCTATCTCTACGTCGCCGCACAGCGAAACCTCATCCCCCCGATCCCAGACGGCATCCGCCCCAAGATCGTGACGGGTCTGGCAGCGCTGGGCCGAGCCGCCGAGGTCAATCGCCTCCGCACGTTCGCCGCCGACGCCATCCAAATCCTGACGCCGCAAGTCTTCGCCGGTCTCATCAACGCTCCGGCGTTCCTGAGCCGCCTCGGAAACGAACACGGCGTTTCAAGCCTCGAAACCCTCCTGAAGACGGAGGAACAAATGGCCCAAGAGCAGCAGCAAGCGATGGCGCAACAAGCCATGCGAGCCGCCACTCCGGCCATCGCGGAAGCCGCCATCGGCGCGGCGACCCAAGACCCTAACCAAGGAACTTAATGAGCCTCGAAAGCCCGGTCACTGAGACCACTTCGCCCACACCTGACTACACCCAGCTTCCGGCGTCGGCCTTCCCAGAGGGTGCAGACCCCTCGACCTATAAAGACTCCCTGTCGGTGCCGGAAACCCCAGCCAAGCCCGAGCGTCCCGCACACATCCCCGAAAAATTCTGGGATGCTGAGAAGGCCACGATCCGGGTCGATGACCTCGCCAAGTCCTACGCGGAACTGGAGAAAATGAAGGGCGCAGCCCCGACCGAGGACAAGCCCGCCGAGAACGCGGACAAGCCCAACGACCTGACCATCGAACCGGCAAAGGAACCTTCGGCTGAAGCCGAGGCCAACCCGATCACCTCGGCATTCGAGTCCTTCGCGAAGCACTACGAAGACACCAAGGGCCAGCCCGCAGAGGATCAGATCGCAGAGATTGTGAAGCTGGGCGTCCCGCAGAATGTCGTTGAGAATTACCTCGCTGGCCTGTCGGCCATGTCCCAACTCGCATTTCAACAGGCTCATGCGACGGCGGGCGGCGAAGATGTCTTCAACTCGGCATCTGATTGGGCGTCCAAGTCCCTGAGCGCTGCCGAGATCGAAAGCTACAACACCCTCGTCACGAACCCGACGACCGCTAAACAGGGCGTCGAATGGCTCGTGTCGAAATACAAGGCGGCCCATCCGTCCGAAGGCTCGTTCGTCGAGTCTACGCCGGGCGCCGCTGTCGGCGACGTGTTCCGATCCAAATCGGAAATGGTCGCCGCCATGAAGACCGACCGATACCAGACCGACCGTGCCTATGTGGCCGAAGTCGCGGAGAAGGTCGCCCGCTCACAAGCAGCCGGAACGCTGCTCTAAGGCACTCGTAAGACCTAGCCCGCTTGCCTCCATAGAGGCTCGCCAGCGAGGCCGCACAGTTCCCCGCGCACACAGGGAACTGACCGTCTTCGGACGGGCGGCCGGTGAAAGCCCGGCCTAACCCTTTCTCCCAAATCAAAGCGGAAACATCCGGCTGCGAAGAGGCCGGTTCACTCCGACAACCTTTGCGCCAGCGGACTCCGATTGATCGACGGGAGCCAAAAACTCTCTCTCAATCAAGGAGCCTAATGGCTAACTCCATCCCCTCGAACCCCGGCTACAAGGCCGGTGATACTGCTGGCACCAGCAACCTGCTGCTCGATATTTTCGGCGGCGAAATTCAAGCCGCATACGAGCGCATGACCGTCATGCGCGACAAGCACCGCGTCTTCGCACTGACCAACGGCAAGTCGCTGCGCTTCCCCCGCGTCGGCCGCGCAACCGCGTCCTACCACACGCCGGGTCAAGAGATCACCGGCAAGCAGATCGGCCACGACGAGATCATCCTGACCTCGGACGACAAGCTGATCTCCGACGTGTTCGTCGCCGACATCTATGAAATCCTGAACCACTTCGACGTTCGCAGCGAATACGTTCGCCAACTGGCCGAAGCACTGGCCGTCCAGTTCGACCAGAACGCAATGCGCGCGGTCGTGAAGGCCGCTCGCGCGACCGACCTGCTCGGCACGGCTGGCGGCGGCGCACCGACTCCGGTCGTTGACGCGGCTCTGTTGACGGACGCCACGAAGCTGTTCGAAGCCTTCTCCAAGGCCAAGGAAAACCTCGACGGCAAGAACGTCCGCGTCGATATGGTCGATGTCTTCGGCCTCGTGAAGAACGCCCAATGGTATCTGATGGCGCGCTCGGACAAGAACCTGAACCGCGACTACAACGGCGGTGACGCTTCGCTCCGCAAGCACACGCTCGAAACCATCGACGGCATCAAGATCGTCAAGTCCAACATCGCGCCGTTCGGCAACGATGACTCGGCCAACCTCGACATCCCGACCCGCTACCGTCTGAAGATGGGCACGACTGTCGGCGCCGTCTGGACGAAAGACGCCATCGGCACCGCCGAAGTTCAGGGCCTGTCGGTTCAAACCGAAGACCAGATCAGCAAGCAAGGCACTCTCATCCTCGCCCGTCAGATGACCGGCACCGATGTCTTCCGTGCCTCGGATGCGGTCGAACTCCGCACCGGCGCCATCCCGGCCTAACGACCGGCAACCGCCAAATCAGAAGGGCGCGCTCTCTCACGAGGGCGCGTCCTTTTTTTCACCTCGTTCCGAAGGAGGCAGCGCCCATGCTGGTTGCGCCCATGACGGAACTTGAGGCCGTCAACGACATGCTGATCGGCATCGGCCAGCTTCCCGTAAACGCCATCATTCCCGAGATCGTGGACCAGTCCATCGCCCTCGGCGAACTGAACAAGGTCGTGCGCGAAGTCTGCCTCTACGGCTTCAAGTTCAACACCGATGAGGACTTCGTTCTCTCCCCCGACATCGACGGCTTCATCGCCGTCCCGACCGGCGCTCTCGACATCGATCCGATGGATAAGGCGCAGAACATCATTGTTCGAAAGCATCCATCTAAAGGCTTCGGCCTGTGGGATGCTGCGAACCTGACGTGGGACATCACCCTCCCGGTCAAGGTCCGCATCAAGTGGTCCTTCAGTTTCGACGCTCTGCCGGAAGCCGCGCGCGGCTACGCCGTGATCGCCGCAGGTCGCAAGTTCACCGCCCGCGTCGTCGGCGATCCTGCCGCCGACCGCTTCGGTGAAGAGGATCAGCGCCGCGCTTGGCTGACGCTTCAGCGCCAGCAGTCCGCCTCGGCCGACATCAACATCTTCCGCGCCAACAAGGCTCTTGCGGCATCCCTGAACCGGCGTGGCCGGGCTTGGAGGTCCGATAAGTGAGCCTCGTGACCCGCTCGCTGCCGTCCCTTCACGGGGGCGTTTCGCAGCAATCGCCGCTGGTCCGCTCGCCCGATCAACTCGAAAGCCTGACCAACGGCTGGCCGTCGATTGCGAGCGGCCTGACGAAACGTGCGTCTTCCGAGATCGTCGCCCGGCTCATGCCGACCGCGCCGACCAACGCGCACGTCCACACTATCAACCGTGATGTCTCCGAACAGTATGTGGTCATCATCGCAGACGGTCAGATCAAGGTATTCGACACCCTGACCGGACAGGAGAAGCCCGTCACCGCCCCCGGCGGCTGGGGCTACCTCTCCACGATCACCGACCACAGCACCGACATCTCGTCGTTCAGCGTCGCGGACTACACCTTCATCGTGAACCGCAAAATGACGTGCGCCATGGACGCTCTAGGCGCTGACCAACAGCCCGACGAAGCCTACCAAATCTGGCTGAACCGCCGGATCGGCACGGACGGCAATGGCGATCCCTATGCGCCCGGCACGGCCTATCAGTATCCGCCCAACCCGGCGGCTGGCTTTGTCACCGGCACCGTGCAGCGCTTCGACAAACTGCCGCCCGTCAATCAAGGCGATGCGCCCCCGCCGGAAGGTGCGATCTATCGCGTCCAAGGCGACGAGACCGGCGGGTTCATGTCCTACTATGTCGTCCGTCGCGGCGGCGTCTGGGAGGAATGCGTCAAACCCGGACTGGTCAACGCCATCGACTACCGGACCATGCCTCACGCTCTGGTTCGCGAGGCGGACGGGACATTCACCTTCGCCCCGTTCTCGTGGGCGCCGCGCCGCGTCGGCGACGTGGACATCAACCCGAACCCCGGCTTTATCGGCCGCCCGATCCGCAAGGTATTCTTCTATCAAAATCGACTGGCGTTCCTCTACGATGAGAACTGCGTCCTGTCGTGCGTGGGAGACTTCGGCAACTTCTGGCGGATGTCCCAGACCGACTATCTGGAAAGCGATGTGCTGGACGCTGGCGCGACCTCTACGAAGGTCTCGCCGCTGCTCGATGCAACGACCCAGAACGACGGCATTCTGCTCACGTCGGATCAGTCTCAGTTCAGCTTGTCGCATGGCGAGCTTGGGCTGAACGCTTCGTCCCTCGCGATCCGACCGACCACGAACTACACCGTCAACACGACGGCCGGTCTCGCCGCCCTCGGCTCCGAAATCTACTTCGCGGTCGAGAACAGCGGCTTTGCGAAGGTGATGGAATACACCCGGCTGGCCGGTGCTGACACCACGTCGGCCTCTGACGTGACGGCCCATTGCGACCGCTACATTCCCGCCGGTGTTCACGACATCATCCCAGCCGACGACCTGTCGGCCCTGTTCGTCCTGACCCATGGGGCCTCGCACAAGGTCTACTGCTACAACTTCTATTGGGCCTCGTCTGACGAGAAGCTTCAATCGGCGTGGCACGAGTGGGACTTCGGAACCGGCGCACGGATCGTTTCTGGCGCTTACCTCAAGGGCAGTCTGTTCCTGACGGTCGAGCGCAACGACGGCCTATGGCTGGAAAAGGTCAACCTGACCGCTGGCTCGCGCCCGGCTCAAACCGCCCATCAAATCCATCTGGATCGTCGGGCGACCGTGACCGGGACATTCCAGCCGACCCCGAACACGACGCAGTTCGTCCTGCCCTATCGGCCGGTGAAAGCCCGCTTCCAGATCATTCGCGGCAATGCCTTCACGGCGCGGCCCGAAACTCTGATCGACCCTTCGACCTACGTCTGGATCACAGACAACATCGTCGAGGTTCCGGCCAGCGAGATCGCCGGGCCTGTCGTCGTCGGGGAGAGCTACGAGTTCGCATTCGAGTTCTCGACGCAATACGTTCGGACTCAGCGCGGCGAGGCCATCACGACCGGCCGCACAACGCTGCGAACCTTCACCGTCAGCTTCGTGGAGACCGCCTATTTCAAGACTTCGGTCGCGCCTTACGGTGTCAATCCGAACGTCGAAGAAATCCTGCCCGCCAAACTCTCGCAGTTCACGGGCAAGACCTTGGGCGCCGCCAGCTTCCGGCTGAACGCTCCGAGCTATGCGACAGGGACGCACCGTTTTCAGGTCTACGGCCAGAACACGACCACGCGCATCCGCATCGTCAACGACACCTACGCCTCATCGACCTTCGTCGCTGCGGAGTGGGAAGCTAACTACTACAACCGTTCCAGAACCTGACCGCCTTCGGGCGGTCAGGCCTACCTACGATGGTGGGGTGGTGCGGAAGTCGCTCAAAAGGGCTGGCACACTACTCCACCCCGAGTCGGGAACTTGAAATTCGCCCCGGCAAACTGCGTTCAGCACATGAACTTCGTTTGAATCAGGCGGAACGTCGGAGGTCGGTTTGCGAGTTTCGTCCCGGCCCACCATCATTCCATCTTCGAGATAAGCAACCCATCCGAGTTGGGTGCTCGTGTCAGCAACGCAGTCCCACTCATATCTGACCAGCATATAGTCCATGTCGGAGGTTCGAAGCGGCAGGACTAACGCGGTCCAGCCAACCCGCTTTGTTCCAGATGCACGAATGCCGTCCATATCGACGGCAATCGCGCCAGCCTTTCCGACTGACAGAAGCCGCCAGTCTCCTGCTGTCGCCGCCGATGAAATCATCGCCAGCGCAAAAGCCATAACCCACTTTTTCATACGCCCCTCCGAATGGTGTCTCATTGCCATCGGCCGTGGCGCGCAATCAACCCATGATCGAATTCCATGACCTCGCCGACGCATCGGGCGAACAGATTCACGACTGGCTAGACGCCATCGCGAACGACATGCGCCCCGCCGATTTCGACGAGATCAGAGCGACCAATCCTCTCCTGACCCTCGGTGATCCAGACCCGCTTCTGGTCCTCACGATGTCGGTCATGAACAGCTTGGACGCTTGGGTCATCACAGATGACGGCAAGCCTATCGCCGTCTACGGCGTCGGGCCTTCGGACGATCCGGCATCCGGTATCGTCTGGATGCTCGGAACGCCGGGCATGGAAAAGCCACGGGCCAAGATCGCCATCGGCCGCGAGACCTACGCCGTCATCAAGCGGTGGCACGAGCGCTGGCCGCGCCTCTTCAATCACGTCGATGCTCGCAACAGCATGAGCATTCTCTGGCTCTTCCGCGCCGGGTTCCAGATCGAGGAAGTCGATCTCACCCATGGCCGCGAGAGCCGCCCATTCTACCTCATCAGCAGCATACAGGAGGGACCAATCCATCTGTGATCCCGTGACCGTAATGACGACGCTCGCCGTCGTCGGAGCCGCGACCGAAACCATCGGTCAAATGCAGTCCGCCAAGGCGCAGCAGAAAGCCATCGACGCCCAGCTTGCCACCACCCAGCAGGAAATCCGCGTCGCCCAGACCGCCGAACTCAACGAGCGTCAGCGAACGGCCCGCAAAGAACAGGCCCGCATCAAGGTCGCCGCCGGTGAGGCTGGCCTAAATATCGGGGGAAGCGTCGAAGCCCTTCTCAGGGATAGCTTGATGCAAAACCAACTCGCCACCGAACGCACAAACCTCAACGCAGAGTCCCAGCAGCGCGCCGCCGCCGCCGAAGCCAACTCCATGTCCAGCCGCATCCAGTCGCCGACCATTCTCGGCGCGGGCCTTCGCATCGCTACAGCGGGCGCCCAAGGATACTACGGCGGCAAGAGCCTACAGCTTCAGCAGTCCACCGCAGCCAAGGGTCCGAACTGATCCATGGCTGACCTTTCCAGACAATCCCAGCGTCGCACGACGCAAGACCGCATCACCAACAATCGTGATGCGATCCTCCCGACCCGCCGCGAAGATCGCGTTGACCCCGTTCGCATCAACGCCTCGATGCGCGACGCCCAGCGCGGCAACAACCTCGACGAACTTCGCCGGTTCTTCGGTCAGACGCAGGACGCCGCAGAAGCCTACTTCCGCAACGACATCGCCCAGACCGCCAAGCGAGCCGAAGGCGAGTTCGCGCAGGGCACGACCGATGCGCTTTCCGGTGCAGCCATGGACCCGGCCAAAGCCGAAGCCACGGCCTATCAGCGCGCCTACTACAGCGTCACGGCCTCCAACCGTCAAACCAAGTTCGAGACCGAAACCGCTCAAGGTCTGGATGACATGATCCAGCGTGGCGGCACGGTCGAAGAGATCGAAACCTACATGAACGAGCGATCCTCGGCCTTCATCGGCGAGGTCAGCGATCTGTTCGAAAGCCCGGAGGTCCGCCTTCAGGTCGGGCAACGGATGCAGCGCTGGTCGAATGACCTGAACTCTCGCGCATCCGGCGTCCTGCAAGAACGCACTGACCGCGAACTGCTCGACATGACGACCGGCGAGGTTCAATCCGCGCTCGGCCGTGGCGAGGGCATCGACCTACTCGGAACCGTGGGCCGTCTGAAAGAGGCTGGCCTTGATGGCGTCGCCGTCCAAGAGGAAGTCGTCAACGCGGTCGTGGCCTACGCCACACAGACCGGCGATCTAACCGGACTTTACTCGCTGCTCGACACTCGTCGCCCGGAAGATGTCGCAGCCGAAATCGAGAACGCCCGCGCTACCGCCAATAGTGCGGTGATCGAAGGCGAACCGCTTCCGTCCGTCACGGCCGAACCGGCACCGGCGCCCCCTGCCCCGGCTCCGGCTCCGGCTCCGGCTTCAAAATACATCATGCCGCTGGAAGGCCGCGTGACCTCTGGCATGGGCGCTCGCCGCGCACCTCTTCGCGGCGCTTCAACCGATCATGGCGGCATCGACATCGCCGTGCCAGTGGGAACGCCCGTCGTCGCTCCTGCCGATGGCGTCGTCGAGTTAGCTGGCCCGCGTGGCAGAGGCGGCAACACCGTCCTGATCCGTCACGCAGACGGTCGCGTCACGGGCTACGCCCACCTCGACACGATCAACGTCAAGGCAGGAGATCGCGTGTCGCAAGGCACGGCGTTCGCCGCATCTGGCAACACCGGCAACTCGACCGGCCCGCACCTTCACTTCTCGGCGCGCGACGCTCAGGGCCGACGCATCGATCCTCGCTCCATCGTCGGCCAGCCCGCACAGAACGCAGCCGCAGACCCGGCGGCGCCAGCCGTCGAAGTCGCGGACGCAGAGACCCCGGCCCAACGTCGCGCCCGCGCGCCCGGCGCCTCGGTCCTGACTTCGGCCCAGCAAATCCGCGTTCTGAATGCGATTGAGGGCGTCGAAGCCGACACGGAACGCCGCACTGAAAAGGCGCGTGTGGAAGCCAAAGATGAACTGACCATCGACCTCTACAACCGCTCGCTTCGCGGCGAGAACGTGGACGAGTCGATCCAGACCGCACAGGCCGCAGGGGTTCTCGAACCCGGCGAGGCCATGACCATGCGCGGCGCCTTCCGCAGCCTCCGCAACGATGTCGCGGACGGCGAGGCGAACGAGGATTTGACCCTCAACTACGCCAGCCGCTTCGCCACGGCCGAACCCAACTACGCCAGCATCGGTGCCCAAGCTGACCGCGACTATAATGCGGGACGTTTCGGGACCGGACGCAATGCGACCCGCGCCTATCTGGCGGTCAAGGAACGTGTGGCCGCTGGCTCGCGTCAATCTGCGAGCATCCCGCCGGAAGAACGTCGCACCGCCACGGTCGCTCGATCCTATGTCGGCTCGTCTCTTGGCGAACTGGTTGGTGACGGCGCCCCGCCTGAACGTCGTCGCCTCGGCGCTGACGCTCTGATCGAGTGGGAACTCCGCGTCGCAGGAGGCGCACCCCCCATGAAAGCGGCCGACGACATCATCGCCGAATACACCCCCCGTCTTTCCCGACGTGCAGCAGCCCCGGCCGCTGGCAACACCCGCGCCCCCGGCGCCACACGCGCTCCCGGCTCAACTCAGACCGCCAGTGCTGGCGGTGTCACGCGCGTCGATAGGAACGGAAACATCATCCAAGGAGACTAATGGCTTCTATCCGCTTCACCGGCCCTGACGGGCACGTCTTCGAGTTCGAAGACGGCACCCCTGAACACATCCGTCGCGCCTTCATTCAACGCCACTACGGCACGTCCTCAGATCAGAACAACAGTCGCCAATCGGCGGCTGTTGCACTCTCGGCTCCCAAGGACAAACGCTCGCTGGGCGAACGTCTCGGAGACGTGTTCTCCAACACCGTCAACACCGGCTTTATCGCCGAAGGCTGGCGAGCCGGTATGGATGACACGGCCGACTACATCGAGGCAGGACAGCGCGGCGACACTCAAGCCGCCATGGCGGTCAATAATCGCTTCACTCTGAACCCCGTTCGACTCGTCTCGCGCCTCTACAACTCGGGCGGCGTCCTGATGGACATGACCCGCGATACGCAAAACACGCGCAACGCGGCTGACGATATGGTCTCGCGCGAGCGCGCCCGTCGTCAGGAGTTCGCTCAGGAATCAAAAGCTGACCCCTTCTGGGAAGCTGAAGGCGGCATCGTCGGCAAGACCTTGCACGGCGGCGCGGCACTACTCGGCACACTTGGGGGCGCGGCTCTGGACCCCACATCCTATGTGACCGGCGGTTCGTCTATCGGCGCCAAGGTCGCCGTTCAGGCTACCGTCGCTGGCGCTGTTGATGTCCTCGCTCAAATGGACGCCACCGGCCTGACGCAGGATCGCTACGACGTTCTTCAGACCGTGCTTTCGGCCAGCGCCGGTGCGGCCTTCACGGGTGCGTTCGAAGGCGCCGGAGCGCTGCTCAAAGCGCGTGGCAATGTCCGCGCCCGCATTGACGCCGACCTCCGCTCCGAGCCGGTCAACCTGTCCCAGACCTTCCGAGACGAACTCGACACGGCCGATGCGATCTCGCTCCCGGCGCTGACGATGGACGACTGGACCTTCCGCCCGGCCAAACAGGGTCCGACCTCGGCTCTGCCGATGCGTGTCGAGGCTCCCCGTGCTGAACGCATGGACGGCCCGCGTATGGACGGCCCCGAGGCTGGCCCGGACATCAACCCGGAATGGACCAAGGGCATGTCGGCCGAACGGCTCAAGGCCGTGACAGAACACCTCGACCGCCTGAAGGCTTACATCAAGCCAGAGCAAGTCGAGATGTTCGTGCGCTGGGCTGGCAAGGAAGCCGTGGACATCGCAGACGACCCGTCGCCGCACTGGAACCAAGAGGTTTTCGACTTCGACAAACTGGCGAACGAGCCGGAGAAGTTCGAGGAAATCGTGGGCGTCATGGCTCAGATTTTCAAACCGCTCTACGACGCGGCCGGTGATGCAAAGCAGTCGTGGAAATCCGTTCGCGACCGTCAGGCTGCATTCGGCGTCACCGTCTCAGACGTGGTGAAGGCGCATAGCGACATCACTGGCGAGAACGGCATCGCGGCTAAGATGCACGCTTTGGAGACAATTTCGATCCAGCACACCGACCATCTCGTGACGAAGATGGCGGAACTGGAAAAGTCGCTGAACGGCAACGTCATCGACAACAACCTGATCGGCGACGTGGCCGCCCAACTCCAAGCCACGGTGATGTTCGACGCCATGGCGGCGGGCGCCAAATCCGAGATCGGCCGCGCCCTCAACATCATGAAGATGGCAAAGCAGCGTAGCCGGATCGTCAACGACCTTCAGGGCCAAATGGACTTGATGTCCGACGCCCTCGGCACCGGCGAACTGGACGCAAAGAAGATGGCCGAAGCGCTCAAGAAACTGCGCGAAGCCTACGGTTCGGGCGGCGAACGCGCCCTCAAAGACGAACTCCGCAAGGGCCGTCACATGGGGTTTGGCGATTACCTGTCCTACTACATCGTCGCCGGGTATCTGACGACGCCAGCCACCGCCGTCCGCAACGCTGTCGGCTCCGTCCTCCATGCGTCTATGACGGTCGGGGAACGCTACATCGCCGCTGGCATCACTTCACCGCTTCGTCACGGCCTTGGAGGAAAGCGCACCTCCGCAGAGGGCGTGACCTTCCGCGAAGCCAACGCCTACCTGTTCGGCATCCACCAGTCTTTCGTCGATGCGACCAAGGCCGGGTTCAAAGCATTCGTTTATGCCGCGCCGCAGACCGACATCGAAACGAGCGTCGGTCGCTACGCCATGGCCCAACCGTTCGAGTTCAACGCCGAACGAGTGAAGAAGTGGAAGGAAGGCGGCATCCTGTCGATCCCCGACATGGCGATGACCGGCGTCTTCGGAACCCTCCGCACTCTCGGCATTCGTCCCTCCCTCGGGATGGATGAGTTCACGAAGGTCATGACTCGCCGGATGCAGATCAATGCACTGGCGGCGCGTGAAGCGTCCTACCGTTCGGCCCGTCTGCGCGGGAAGGAAGCGGATCGCGTCTACGCCAAGACCCTAGAAGCGGTGACGCAGCGCCCCACGGCTGAAGCCTTCGTGCGCGCCAAAGCTGACTTCGAAGCCACCGGCGAAGTCTACGATCCGGCCAAGTCCTACATGGGCGACACCCGGCTAGAGGATGCAGCCGACGTGCTGGCTTCGGTCGATCTTCATGAAATGGCGAACGACTATGCGCGGCTCATGGCTTTCCAGAAGACCGGCCCGGCCGTCGAGGCTTTCGAGAAGGCGATGAAATACATCCCCATCATCAAGGCCCTCTACGTCCCGTTCCTCCGCACACCGCTGAACCTCGTTCGTGCTGGCATGGTGGATCGCAACCCGGCTCTGGCGTGGCTGACCAAAGAGAACAAGGCGGCGTTCAAGACCTACTTCGCCGCGCTGGACGGTCAGGAAAAAGCCCTGTCCCGTGGCGGCGCTGAAGCCGACATCGTTATGGCCCGAATGGTCAGCGGCATGGCCCTCATGGGGTCCGCCGCCATGCTGTTCGCCAATGGCGATCTCGTCGGCAAGCGCTCTCCGGCCGAAGAACAGGACGGCATCAAGTCCTACTCCATCCGTCTCGGAGGCCGCTGGTATCAATACAGCACCTTGTCTCCCGTGGCGGAAATGATCGGCATCACGGCCGACCTCTACCAAACCATGCGGGACCGCGATCTGGCCGATGACCAAGCGACCGCCATGGCGGGCGGCGTCATGGGCGCAATCATGAACAACATCGTCAACAAGGCCGCGCTGCAAGGCGTCGGTGATTTCTTCGACCTGCTGGACCCGTCGTTCGCGAACACGGATTCCTCGCGCGGCGCTTCCGTCGCCAAGGCGGCTTTCAAGAAGCTGGGGGATTCTCTCGTCCCGGCCATTGTCAGGAATACGGCTCAGGCCCAAGACCCGGTGATGCGCGAGGCGTCGGACTTCCTCGACTACTTCGCCCGCAGCATTCCGATGCTGTCGGAAACTCTGCCCGAACGCCGCGATTGGCTCGGCCTTCCCATCGTCCGAAAGGACAAAGATGGCGGCTTCATCGAAGCTTTGGTCCAACCGCTCCGCGTGTCGGAGCGTGAGGACGACATGGTGCGTTTGGAAATCTCCGCTCTGGCCCAGAACGATCCCGACCTACTGATGGCGACGCGGCCCGCCGCTCGCTTCAACGGGCAGAAGATCACGCCGAAGGAACACGCTCGCGTTCTGGCTATCCAAGGTCAGGAATGGCGCGATCCGTCCACCGGCCTGAACATGCACGAAGCCTTGGCCGAACTGGTCAATGGCGCGGACTACGCCAGCTACAGCGATCCCCGACGCGCCCAAGAGATCAAGGACACTGTGTTCCGCTACCGCCGCTTGGCGACAGCAGCGATCAAGCGCGGCGACTATCCCGAGATGGACCCGATGCTCGACCGCACCGGCGCCGCACAGGCGCAGGACATGGGAGAGAAGAAGGGCTGGGAGCCATACCGGATCGAGAACAAGGCTCGCTCCTACGGCGTCTCCGATGATGCGCTCGCCAGCATCATGAACTTCGGCGCCGACTAAAAACACCAACCACAACCCACCCGGATAGCCCGGTCGCTCACGCGGCCGGGCCTTTCGTCGTGGGTGAACGAAAGGATCAATGTCTCACCAGACCCGCGCCCAATACATCGTGACGGGAGGTCAGCAAGAGTTCGACCTTGCCATTCCCTTCCTCGACCGAAACCACATCAAGGTCACGCTCAACGGCTCCACGCCGTTCTTCGAATGGCTCACCGATAGCCGCATCCGCCTCCGTCCGGCGCCGGTCGAAAATAGCGTCCTGCAAATCCGACGGGACACCCCGATCTCGACCGCCCTCGTGGAGTTCCAGAACACGGCGACCCTGACCGCCGAAGAACTGAACCGGGCACACCTTCAGAACCTCTATCGCCTTCAGGAACTCGACGACCTCTACACCGTCTCACTCGACCGGGCGCAGGTGCGCCTTGGCGATCACCTCGGCGTCGTCACCACGCCAGACGCCATTGTCGATGAACTGATCCTGACCTCCGAACTCGGAGACGCAGCCCTCAATCGCTTCCGCGACGCGCTGGCGACCATCGACCTCTCCAGCGAACGGATCATCGACCACACCCTAGCGCTGACCAACCAAGCCTTTCGCATGGACAACCTCACGGCTGTCGTGGATGCGCTGACCAACCTTGAGGACGGGACCGGCCTCGCGACGGTCATCCAGAACGAAGCCAACGCTCGGCTTTCGGGCGACCAAGCCCTTGTCGATACCTTCGCCCTGATCGGCGCGAAGAGCGCGGACAATCTCTCCTTCATCCTCGACCTCAACAAACTGAAGTCGTCGCCGACCGAGACGATGGCCCAGCGGTTCAACGCGATCTACGCGGCGAACGCCAACGCGCTCGGCCTGATCCAGACCGAACAGACGGCCCGCGTGACGGCGATAGAAGCCGTGACGCAGACCTTGCAGACGCAAGGGAGCAAAATCGGCTCGAACGAAGCGGCCATCGCCAGTGAGGCGACGGCGCGGGCCAATGCGATTTCGGCGGAAGCCAGCGCTCGAAACGCCCTGTCGGCTTCGATTCCGGGCCTCATCAACGCGGCCGTCCTCGTCGAAACTAATGCCCGCGTCGCGGCAGATCAGGCCGAAGCCCAGCTTCGGCAATCGCTGGCCGTTCAGGTCGGACAAAACTCGACTGCAATCCAGAACGAAGCGACGGCACGGGCGAACGCCGATGGCGCTATCGCCCAGCAGTTCGCCGTTCTCGGCGCCTTCCGCAATGGTCAGACGGCCTTCATCCTCGACCTCAACAGGGTCGAAGTTGGCCCCGGCTTCAGCCTTGGCACTCGCCTGACCGGGATTGATGTCGCAGTCGGCAACGTCTCGGCTTCTGTGGTCAGCGAAGCGACGGCTCGGGCGAACGCCGACAGCGCACTCTCCCAGACGATCCAAACTGTGCAGAACACGGTTGGCGGCAACACCGCGTCGATCACGTCGCTTCAACAGGTGACGAACGGGATCAACGCCCGCTGGACGCTGGCCCTCAACTCGAACGGGCACATCACCGGCATCACCGCGACCAACAACGGCTCTTACGGGACGTTGGCCTTCGTCGCCGACGAAATGTCGTTTGTGGCCCCCGGCGGCGGATCGCCCGTCAAGATCATGTCGCTGGTCAACGGCCGGGTCCGCTTCAACTCCAACGTGGAAATCTACGGCGACCTTCTCGTCACCGGCTCGATCAATCACACGCGGTTGGTAAGCAACACGGTCAGCAACACCGAAGCCGCCTACAACGCGGCCACGATCACGCTGAACAACACCACGCCCACCCGCATCCACGGCGTCTGGATCAGTGTCGAGAAAGCGGACAGCCCCATCGACATCGACTTCAATGCCTATGGGACATTCACCCACAATGCGAGCGGGTCATTTGTGGCCGTAGTGCAGCTTGTCCGGTCTCGCGGGACCGATGGCGGAACCGTCATCCAGTCCGTTCAACTGAACGGCTCCGGCATGGCGAACGACACATGGCAGGGCGCGCTTCCCATGAAGTATCTCGACCGGCCCGGCGAGGGTGGGAACTGGCACTACTACGTCCAAATCTACTTCACCTCGAACATGTCCACCCAGACCGTGACGGCCCGCTACGGGAAGGTCACGGAGATGAAGAACAACACCTCCACCCTCGGCGGCGGCTCCGGTTCCGGTGGCGGCGTCGGCGCTGGTGGTGGTTCGTCAGGCGGCGGCGGCGGCGGTGGGGGTGGCGGGATCGACCCCTACGATCCGGGCGGCGGTGGATACACCGATCAACCCATCATCACATGACCAACAGACCGGCCTTAACGGGCCGGTCCCACGGCTAAATATCACGACCCCTTCAACTCATTCAGGAGACGCATGTCCCAGACCCCTACCGCTGCTCAGCAGCACCAGACCCTCGCGGCGCAAGAGCAATCGCTTCTGGCCTCCCTCGGCCAGCTTATGTCGCAGGTCGAGACCACAAAGATGGCGCTGTCGAATGTCCGCGCGGCCCTGCAAGGCGCCGAACTCGGCTTCCAACTCGCTAAGCCTGAACCGGCGGCTCCGGTCGAAACCGCTCCGGCTCCCGACACGGAGTAAGGTCGAATGAGCGGGCTGACGATCACCACTCTCGCCCAGCAGATTGAAGACCTAATCGTCAAATCGGAGCAGCAGACGAACGCCGTCTCTGCTTGGCTGGGTGGGTCCGCAACCGGCGGACCCAACAATGACGGTCGCTATCCCTTCGTGGATTTGAGCGGCCAAGAAATCCTCGTGCCGTCGCCCGCATCGTTCAATGACATGACCTCTGGCCCGGCGGCTCAAGCTGCCGCTGCCAAGGTCGCGGCTGAACTCGCGCGCGATCTGGCGAACGAACACGCCAACCGTGCCGACGCCCAGCGCATCCTTTCGGAAGCGGCTCGCGGCGCAGCGGTCGAGGCGCGAAATCTCTCACAGCAGCACCGTGACCATGCGGGCACGAGCGAGTCGAACGCCCGCTATTGGGCCGAACTCGCCCAAGGCGCGGGCCAGTCCACATCGTCGGATCGGGTCGTCGTTGAAGACCTCGCCGAACAGGTGGCCGACAACGCAGCGCTCGCCTCTCAAAAAGCGACCGCAGCCGCAGCCTCGGCCGCTCAGGCGGCGACGTTCGATCCGACCCTCTACGACAAGAAATCCGACACGCTGTCGGCAACCCGTCTGGTCGGGACGCTCGATCCGGCACGTCTGCCCTCGACGGTTTTCCAAGCTCCCATCGTGGCGTCATCGACCATCGCGTCCCTGACCACCTCGCAGCAAAACGAGGTCCGCATCGGCTCAACCATCGTCACGTCTGACGGCGTGTTCTGGTCCTACCTTGGAGGCGACAAGACTTCGGAGTCCAGCTATCGGGCCATGGCCGACACGACCCCTCCTTGGTCCGCCATCGCGAACAAGCCGTCCTATTTCCCGAGCACCATCGTCAACGTGTCGGGGCTGCAACCGGCGTTGGACGGCAAATCCAATGTCGGCCACAGCCATCCGATCAGCGACATCACCAACCTTCAGGGAATCCTCAACGACAAGCTTTCGCTATCTGCTGGGGCGAACACACTGGCCGGTGCGCTCTATGTCACCAGCCGTTTGAACATCAACGGCGGTGATCCTTACCTCGGCTCGGAAGGGCCGACGAAGAGTATCGTGATCGCGGGCGGTGGCGGCTGGACATCAACGGGTTCGACCATTGCCCTCTACGGCGTGAACCATCCGTCGCAAGCCGGGAACATGATGATCCAAGGCGGTGAAACCGGGACGCGGGCGTTGACCGTCACGGGCTGGAACTCCGTCTACTTCAACGTCCGCCCGTCCTTTAATGGCGGGACGCCTTGGGACACGAACAACTTCAATCCGGCGAACAAGGCTGACGCTTCGGCTTGGGCGAACCCTTCTGCGACCGCGATCATCGACTCCAACGGACAGAAGTCTTTCGCATCGGGGAGCACCGGCGGGACCATCGCCGGTCAAGCGGGCGTGGCTGCTCTCGAACTTCGGGGCGGTGGAAACGGGTCGGGCGCAGCCTTCTTCCAGATGCACCGTCCGGGCATCTACGCCACCAATCTTGGTCTCGACACCGACAACCGGCTGAAGATCGGCGGGTGGTCCTATGGGGCAGCGTCAGACCACATCTGGCACTCGGGCAATATCCCGAACGACAAGTGGCAAACGTCGGTGGACGGCCAAAATCGGTTCTATTTCGCGACCGATGGCACGACCTACTTCGGAGCCTACAACAATGCCTCTTGGCGGTTCCGCAACAACGCCACAGGAGGCGACGCCTTCACAGTGTCGGTCGCTGGCGCGGCGAACCTTGCCAGCACTCTCGTCGCTCAGGGCGGCATCTACACCAACGGCAACGAGGTCAGCATCCGAGGTTCGTCGCCGACCCTCTACCTTCGCGACACCGACAACCGCTCGGGCATGATCCACATGAACTCGAACACCATGCACTTCCTGCGTGGTGCGGGAAACGACACGTCGGCGTGGGAGACGGTCAATGGCCGCTGGCCGCTGACGATCAACTTTGAAAGCAACGATGCGACCTTCGGCGGATCGGTGGATGTTCGAACCCACGTCTACGCGGGGAACAACGTCTATGCGGGCAACGAGGTCTACGCGGGGAACTGGTTCCGAGTTCAGGCCGCTTGCGGCATCTATTGGGAGCAGTATGGCGGCGGCTGGCACATGTCGGACGGCACCTATCTGCGAGTCTACAACAGCAAGTATCTCTACTCGGCGGGCGCTGCTGGCTTCGACGGCAACGTCAACATGGGGTCGTTCGCAGTTCTCTCCGACGCCCGTCTGAAGACCGACATCCGACCGCTCACAGGCCACGGCCACCTGATTGATCAACTGGCGGTCAAGACCTACACCAAGGGCGGCAAGACCGAATGGGGCGTCATCGCCCAAGAGGTCGAAAAGGTCGAACCCATGCTCGTCATTCGGGCTGGCGATCCGAACGGCGAATGGGGTGATGAGCCTCTTCGCACGGTGGACTCCAACAGTCTGATGTTCGCCATTCTGGCAGAGGTCAAAGACCTTCGCGCGCGTGTCGCAGATTTGGACGGTCGCTCATGACTATCCCAACATCCGGCACGTTCACCTCAACCGACATCAAGAACGAGTGGGGCTTCGACCTCCCGTTCACGTCGGCTCAAGTCGCATCGTCAGCGGGCCTATCCACCCCGTGGAACTCCGGCAATCTTCGGGGCAAATCCGGCCGGACGGTCCAACTCATCATCACCAGTTTCGAACAGGTGCAGATGGGGTTCGGCGACTGGAACCGTCAGCAATACGACAAGATCACGTTCGGGATTTCGGTGACCCCCTATCTTGCGCCGTCGTCCTACTCTTGGGGCAACGATGCTTCTGGGACCGGCGCATCAGCCGTGTTCATGGGGCCGACCTATCAGGTCAACGGGTTCACATATCAGAACTTCGGCAAAGCCCACTGCTCTGTCGTCGTCGGCGGTCGCACCTACGAACTATCGCTCGACTTCCAATACACCGCTGGCGACGCGCTTTAACCCTCACACCCACAATCGAAAGGTCTAATGGACCCTATCACACCCAAAGACGACATCCTCTTCAAGCTCGGCGAAATCAGCGGCCAGCTAACCGCGCTAATCGCTCAAGCGGCCAAGACGGATGCCGAAGTCAAACGCTCCGAACAGGAGATCAAGGACGAGATCAATCGCCGCTCCACAGCGAACGATGACCGTCACCAGAAGATCGAAGCCCGCGTCCGTCTGCTGGAAATTTCCAAGGGCTGGCTGCTTGGCGCCGCCGCCGCCCTTGGCGGCATCGCCGGTTTCATCGTCGATATGGTGAAATCATGAGCGAACGGGCCTCTGAAAAGAAGCTCGACGAGCTACACGCCACCGTCGCCATGCTTCTGACGAACGAACTCTCCCGCGCATGTATCCGCGCCGAAGAAAACCCGAGCGATCCGAATAAGGCGATCTCGCCCCAACTGATCTCGCAAGCCATCAAGTTCCTGAAGGACAACGGCGTCGCCGCCTCGGCGACCTCACCGCGTCTCGACGACCTCACGGCCAAACTCGCTGACCTCGACCTCGACGACGAGGTGCTGTCTGGAATGACGGCGCAATAACCCAAGCCCCACGCTGACCGACCGCTCGCCTTCACCGGCGGGCGGTTGGGTCATGCCATGACTGATTGAAACAACGCCCCGAAACGCCGCGCGAACAGCTTCAGCGCTCCTTCATCAACTTCGTCCGCTACGTTTGGCGATATGTCCTCGGCCTCCCGAAGCCGACCCGCATCCAAGAAGACATCGCCCGCTATCTGGAAGGCGGCCCGACCCGCCGCGCCATCGAAGCCCTGCGTGGGATCGGCAAGTCCTTCATCACCTGCGCCTATGTCGTCTGGTGCCTCTGGCGCGATCCGCATAAGACCGTCCTCATCGTCTCTGCTGGCGAGAGCGGCGCTGCCGACAACGCCAACCTCATCAAGTCAATCATCTTCCACGAGGCGGGCGATCAGCTATGGGCCGAACTGCGCCCCGGCCGCGATCATCGATCCTCGACGCTGGCGTTCGATGTCGGCCCGGCCAAGTCGAACAAGCAGCCCTCCGTCAAATGCCTTGGCATCACCGGCCAGCTTGCGGGCAACCGCGCCGACATCCTGATCGGCGACGACGTTGAAAACCAGCGCAACTCCGCGACTGAAGATCAGCGTGACAAACTACGCCACGCAACGTCCGAGTTCGGCAAGATCATCAAGCCGCTCGACACTTCCGAGATCATCTATCTCGGGACGCCGCAGACCGAAGAGTCGATCTATAACGACCTTCCGAAACGCGGCTACGACATCCGCGTCTGGCCCGCGCGCTACCCCCTGAAATCCAAGCTTTCGAACTACGGCGACACCCTCGCGCCGCTGCTCCGCGACGACATCGAGAAGTGCGGGACGCTCTGTGATCCGACCGGCCTCTCGCTGCTAGGCGGCACCCCCACTGATCCCGACCGCTTCACTGACGCCAAGCTGCTCGAAAGCGAGATGGACGGCACGGCGGCCGAGTTCATGTTGCAGATGATGTTGGACACGAGCCTGTCCGACGCCGAGCGCTTCCCCCTCAAGACCTCCGACCTCATCGTCATGAACGTCGATAAGAGCCGGGCGCCCGTCGCACTCTCCTACACGTCCGCCGACGATAAGCAGATCAGGGACGTGATGCTCCCGAACGTAGGGTTCACCGGCGACCGCTTCTTCTCGCCCTTCAACGTCAGCGAACATTGGGCCGACTACACCGGCGCCGTCATGCACATCGACCCGGCCGGAACCGGCGCCGATGACACCGCCTACGTCGTTACCAAATTCCTTAACGGCAAGGTGTTTGTCACCAAGTGGGGCGGCATCGCTGGCGACGGCGGCTCGCCCGAAACGCTGGCCAAGCTGGCTGCTGTCGCCGCCGAACAGGAAGTCCGCCTCATCATGGTCGAAGACAACTTCTCGGACGGCATGTTCCGCAAGCTGCTGACGCCCGTCGTCATCGCCAAGCATACGTCCAAATGGCGATGCGGCGTCGAGGGCGTGAAGGTCCACGGCATGAAGGAGAAGCGGATCGTCGGCGCTCTGGAGCCGGTGATGAAGCAACACCGTTTGGTCATCGACCGCGAGGTTCTGAAGCTCGACCTCGCTGCTTCCGACCGCATCAAATCCGGCATCTTCCAGATGACCCACATGACCGCCCAGCGCGGCGCCCTGAAGCACGACGACCGGATCGACGTGCTGGCGCTGGCCGTGGACTATTGGAAGCAGCACATGGCCGTGGACGCCGCACAGGCCGAGGCCGACCATCGCAAAAAGCTGGATCGAGAGTTCGAAAAACGTTTCTTCGAAGGCATGGCCAACAGCCAGCTATTGAACAAAACGAGGGTGCGCGGCGCCGGTAGGCGGATGCGCCCTTCCACGACCGGCCTTCGTTGATGGTCTCGATCAGCGCTCCCCTTCCAATACTTCTCGAATGATGTCGCGAGCGATGACCGTGGCCAGTTTACCCCGAAGGTCCGCGTTCTCCCGTTGGACCCGCCGGTAGTCAGCGATGAGCCAATCAAGGTGATCATCGATCTCGGCCTGACGCTTGGTGACTTCCTCCAAGATTCCCATCACGCGATCTCCAGTATCGTTTCAAGCTGGTCCAGTTTACGGTCACGGGCGCGGCTCTTGCGATCCGCCCAACCCTTCTTCGCGGCTTCGGAACGACGCTGGCGAGCGACCTCCGGGTCAGGGCCGATCAGTTCTTCAAGCTTCCGCTGGCTGTAGGTCTGATAAGGTTTCTTCAT